ATGGCAAAGTTCATCAAGCCTTTCCGCGGTGTGCCGGTGGGCGAGATCTATCCGGTTCAGTTCGCCGCCGGCGTGGATTGCCCGGCAGAGCTGGTAGCGGGCGCTCTTTCTGTCGGCGCTCTTTCCCTGGACACCGCCCCGCTGCATGCTCTCAGTTTGGTGGGGTCCAGCATCCTGCCCAGCCAGGTGCCGTTGGTCGATGGCGTCACTGTGAGCTTGGGAGATGTAGTCAGCCATGCGCACGCCGCGTCGGGCCTTACTGCCGATGCCTGGAACGCCTTGGATGAAGGAACGCGCGACGAGGCGATTGGCGTATCCATCCAGCAGCTGACGGCCGAAGCAGAGGCCAAGAAAGCGATGACCAGCAGCGATCCCGCGGCCGCTGAAGCTGGCGATGCAGGTAATACCCCGCCGGCAGCTGAGAAGGGCGAACTGATCCAGCAGTTGGAGGCAGCTGGTGTTGCCTTTGACAAGCGCTGGGGCGTTGACAAGCTCACGGCGGCGCTCACCGAGGCCCGGAAGGACTGACAAATGAGCCTGATTTCGATCGAGCAAGCCCGGGCGCATGTCCGGGTGGAGGATGACTACCCGGTCGAGCAGCTTCAGTCTGCGGTGGACGGTGCGCAGGACGCCGCGGAGGCGTATCTGAACCGGCGCATCTATGAGAGCAGGGACGCTCTCGACGCCGACCGCGTGGAGTACCCCGCCGCAATGGGTGCTGCTGCGTCTTCTCGCGATAGTGCACTGGCAGCTGCGGCTTTCATTCAGGGCGCTGAGGAGCGATTCGCGGCAATTCGCCTTGCGCGCGTCGTGTATCAGGAAGCCATTGCTGATGCGGGGAGATGCGTGAGTGGAGTCGTGGTGAACCCGAGCATCCGATCAGCGATCTTGCTTACGATGGGCCATCTATATGCAAACCGGTCCGATGTGGTGGTCGGCGCCCAGGTGATGGAGCTCCCGCAGGGGGCGAGGTCTCTTCTGCGCCCCTACCGCAGGGTGATGATGCCATGAGCCTTCAGGACGGTGAGCTGACGAGCCGGATTCGGTTCGAGCGAAAGGTAACGGAGCGGGATCCACTGGGCGGAGACGTCGCCTCACGCTGGGAAACTGTGGCCAGCGTGTGGGCGAAGACCACCAACAACCTTGCAGCGACGACGGAATTGATCGCCGCAGGGGCTGATCGATATCGAGAGCAGGTACGGTTCGATCTTCGGCTCCGTACGGTCGAGCCGGCGTGGAGGATCGTGTTCCGCGGGAAGGTCTTCGACATCAAGTCGATCGCTCCCAGCAATGATCGGAGTGAACTGGCAATCATTGCCGTTGCGGGGATGTCAGATGGCTGAAGAACTACAGCTGCATGGTCTGAAGGGCCTTTTGACGACGCTGCGCGGCTTGCCGGACGAGGTCCGTGGGAAGCCACTGCGCACCGGCATGCGCAAGGGCGGCAACATCATTCGTGATGAGGCGCGGAACCGTGTGGTGAAGCATTCCGGATTCCTTGCCAGCGAAATCGTGGTCCGCAGAGCCAACGCGAGAAACCGGCGGCGAGCAGGTGTGGGCAAGGACGGGGAGTATTTCACCGTCGGCGTCCGGGTTGGCCGAAAGGCCAAGTACTCGAACACGAAGCGAAACCAGCGCCTGCGCCGCGTCGGCAAGGTTTATGAAACCACCGGCTGGGCACACTACTGGCGGCACGTTGAGTTCGGGACCAAGAAGATGGCGGCAAAGCCATTCCTGACGCCCTCGGCGGAAGCCCGTGGTCCGCAAGCGGCCCAGGCGATCATCAATGAAACGTGGATCGCGATCACTCGCGCGCTGAAACGGCAAGGCTGGATACTGTGATGATTCCTCCGATCCAATCGATCTTGCAGGCGAGCGGTCCTGTGCGCGCGCTGTTGGGCGACCCGATTCGCGTGTGGCCCGGGGTGGCGCCCGAGGGTGCGGCGCTGCCCTACGCGACGTGGAGCGTCGTGGGCGGGTCACCGCTGGCGCAGCTTTCCGATCCTCCGCCGGCGGACGGCTGGCGCGTTCGCCTCACCGTGTGGGGCGACGGCGCGAGCCAGGCGAACGCCGCTGCCTTGTCCATCCGCGATGAGGTGGAGCGACACGGCAGTATCGAGTCCTACAACCCCACGCCCGATGACGACGACACCGGCGCCTTCGGCATTTCCTTCGACGTGCGGCTGCTGGCCATCCGGTAGCCGGCCAACTTCGCAATCCCAACCGCCGGCGCAAGCCGGTTTTTTTGTGCCCGGCGACCGGGCTTCTACAAGAGGTAAACCGCAATGGGCGTTTTGAAGTCCAAGCATTCCCAGCTGTTCATCGCGATCGGCGCGGCCGAAGTCATCAAGGTGACCCGCCTGCGCTCGGTCGGCTTCCCCGACGGCCAGGCGTCGGAGATCGATATCTCCGACTTCGACGACGACTGGGATCAGTTCGTCGCCGGCCGTAAGGCCACTGGTAGCACCACCATCGAGATCAACTACGACCCGGTCGACCACGAGAAGATCGAGGCGCTGCACGAGACCGGCGCCGTGGTGGACTTCCTGGTTGCCGCCCCGCTGAGCGAAACGGCCGGTGTCCCCAAGCCGGTCGCCGTTGCCGGAAAGATCACGCCGCCGACCACTGTGGTATCCAAGCAGTTCCAGGGCTTCGTCCAGAACTTCGCAGTGAACGTGGCCGACAACGACATCTGGAAGGGAACCATCACGATCCGCGGGACCGGCCCCGTCAAGACCAATCGTCCCAACGGCAACCCCTGACCCAGATAAACGGCGCTCTCTCTTTCGGCCCGCTTCGGCGGGCTTTCTCTTTGGCCGGGTGCGCGGCAACCCCCGCGTGTTAGCCGTGCGCGGCCTGCGTGCCCAGCCACCATTTCAGGAAACGGCCCATGAGCAAGACCAACGACACCCCGGCGACCGATACGCGCGCCACCGAACAATCCGTGCTCCAGGCATTCACCAGCCTGGGCATGTTCGCCTCCAAGGACGTGCATGCGGACACCATCACCCTGCCCAGCGGCGACAAGGCGCAGTTCCACGTGCGCGAACTGCCGGATGCGGAGTTCCGCAAGCTTTTCCAGGACGGCGATCGCGCCAAGCTGATCGCGGCGACCATCTGCGACGAGAACGGCAAGCCGGTGATGACGGACGCCCAGGCGGCACAGCTGAAGCCGCTGGTGGCCGCCGAGCTGCAGCAGGTGGCCATGAAGCACTCGGGCTTCGGCGACAAGGCCGCTGACGCCCAGGCCGAGGCGGGAAACGCCTAAGGCAGCGGGGCGAGGACTGGTTCTGGCATGTGCTGGCCGGTCATCTGCATCGCACGGTGGCCGAGCTGCGCGGGACCATGTCGCGCAAGGAGTTCCTGCGGTGGTGGGAGTTCCACAAGCGAAACCCCATCGATCCGGTGGGGCTGCACATCAAGCCGGCCGCATTCGCTGCCTTCACCTTCGCCGCGCACAGCCAAGCAGGCACGAAGCGCGGCATGCAGGACTTCATGGACGTGCTGGTGCCCCGGTCGGACGATGACGAGGCGCAGGACTGGTTCGATTCACTGGGATGACCAATGGCTGACAATTTCGGGCGCTTCGCGGCGGTTCCCATCGGCCCGCTGCTGGCGGCGCGAGACGGCGGCCTCACACTGGCCACCACCGCCGCGGCCAATATCAGCCGCATGGCCAAGTCGGACGTGGCGCAAAGCACGGGAACGGTGGGGGTCGAGTTCGCCGTTTGGGGCGACGATCCGATGTCGGCAGTGGTCGGCATTGTCACGGCGACAGCGCCGCTCAATACCTACCCGGGGGCTACGGCTGCGGGCGTCGGATGGGAGCTGGGAACGGGGCGAGTGATGTTGAACGGCGCGGCTGTCGCCAGCGGCTTGCCGATCGCCAAGCCCGGTGACATCGCTGGGCTGCGGTTGGTCTTCGGCACACCGACCCGGATGCAGTTCTACCTGGGGGCCACGCAGGTTCATCAGCGGGATATCACTCTGGCTGGCCCGTTGCACTTTGCCGCCGCGCTAGCGGCGAGTAAGGCTGGCGGTCTGTGCATGGTGGTGAACGCCGGGCAGTGGAATGCGCGGGGGCCGGCTGCGCTCGCAGGCTGGAAGGTGGCCAAGGCCTCCGGGCCCGTCACCCGCCTGTCCGACGTGGACTGGCTGACTGCACCGGGCGACCTGCCGGCCAACGCACGCTACGAGGGGCTGATCGCCGAAGGGGTGAGCCTGATCAGCGAGATCAACTTCTGGCCTTGGGGCGGCGACCCGGTCACCCAGACCAGTGCTGCTGAGTGCGTGGTTCTCGACGCCGAGGGGCTGCTCGACAGCCTGGCGCTGTCCGGCGCCTCAGGGATGCCGGTCCAGATCCGGGCAGGCAGCTCCGCCGGCATGCTGGCGGACACCTCTGCCCTGTTCCGCTTCACCGTGGACCGCATCGAGATCAACGACGACGGCAGCAAGACGGTTCACTTCCGCGATGCTCACGACGATCTGGACGAGACGATCAACCGCGGCGTCTTCATGCCCAACATCGCCGCCTTGGCATGGAAGCCGCAGCCGGTCGTGATAGGGGCGGTGGCCAGCGTGCCGGCGATGGGTGCCAATTCGGATGCGACGGCGATGTTCGTGGCCGACGGCCTGGTCTACACCGATGCGGTGATGGACCGCGGTGACCTCATGGAGCCGGGCACGTTCTCTCTGTCGCCCGACGGGCAGCAGCTCATCATGAAGTCGCCGCCGGTCACACCGGTGGTGGCCGACCTCTCCAGCGTTGGGCCCGGCCAGCGCCCGGCCACGCTGCAGCAGGCGATGGCGGACATCATGGGCCGCCTGGGCAAAACCTCATGGTCGGGCGGCGACTGCGCCGCAGTGGATGCTGCAACCGGCTACGCAGGCGTGGGCTACTACGCTGGTAATGCGATCACCGGGCGGGACGCCATGAACGCCATCCTTCCGAGCTACGGTGCGGCCTGCTACCAGGACGCCACCGGCGTGCTGCGCTTCACCCGGGTGGTTGCCCCCGAGACGATCTCCGGTGCTCCGGCGTTCGAGCTCACGGCCAACGACATGGCCGAGGATCTGCTCGCCGTGCCAGACGACGCACCGAACCTGACGCGCCGCATGGCCTACCGGCCGAACGCTCAGGCGTTGGCCGCTTCGGATCTGGTCACGGATGTGGTGGACGTTCCTCAGGCGCGACGCGACGAGCTGAGCGGCCTGTTCCGCGCACAGGTTTACGGAGGCGGGGTGCTGCACCAGCATTATCGCCGGGCGGACGCGGCAGATCCGGTGATCTCGCTCTTCTGGAACGCAGCCGACGCGCAGTCGGAGATCGACCGGGTGGTGGGCATGTACCGGCAGCAGCGGTTCTTCTACCAGGTGACGGTGCGCGGTGATCAGAGCTTGGCGCCGCAGCCCGGCCAGATCGGCCGCCTGACGTACCCGCGGTACGGCCTGGAAGAGGGCAAGGCGGTGCTGGTACGGCGCGTGGAGCGCAACCCGGCCACGGGCGACGTGGTCCTGACAATGTGGGGCTAATGCTTATATTCGGCGATGTGAGCTTCGAGCTGACAGACGTAGTAGGAGATATCCGACGAGGCTTCGTAAAGCCCGGAAACCCACTGAGACGCCGGAGCGTTCACCCTTAGGCAGAAGTGGGCGGAAGCGGACCGAACAGCAGGATCGAAGAAGGCCGACTCGAGAATCGTCGCCGCGCGCTTATGGCCATCAATGGTGGGGTTGCTGCTGCGCTCCTTGAGATAGACCTTCAGTTCAGCGAGTCGTACCCGGACCTCCTCGACTTCGTAGGAACGGCTATTCGCCAGGCGATCGCCGGCGCTCATCAGCTCCTCAAACTCCCTATGTATCCGTTGCAGCTCTGCAAGGATGGCCCTTGCTTCTTGGAGATAAACCGTGACCATTCAATTCGATCCTGAAAAGGGCGACGTCCGTGTACTGGTATGCGTGCGAGGCAGTGATCCCTGTGACCTCAACAAGAGCCTAGTCGCCGGGGCTATGCACACGCTGGATTCTATTTGCGTCTCGGATCAGGGGGCTGTGAGACGACGTCTGATCGCGTGCCTTGCTCGCCAGGTGCGAGCTCTCAAACGCAATGAGGACGAGCTTCGCGCTGCGAAGCGGGGCGCAGGCGTGTGCTGATCGGATATGGAATGCCAGCCCCTCAATCGGTGGCGCTGGTAGGTGGGACCTGGCTGACGGCAGACGGAGGCGCGGCGCTGTTCGACGGCAAGCCCGCGCGCCGGGCGCGTATCGCCCGCACCGGTGCGTTGTCCGTAAATATCACCCTGGCTGAGGCTGTTGTGCCGGGCATCGTGGCCGTGCTGGGCCTCAACGTGCCCGCCGGCGTCACCGTGCGGGCGGCGGGCGCCACCGGCCAGACCGTACGCCTGCCGACCGGGACCGTATGTGCATGGCTCTTCCCGACCGGCACGGCCGCAGTCAGCAGTGTGGCGGTCCAGATCGAAACCACGGTCGCCAACGTGGAGGTGGGGGAGATCGCGATCTTCCGGACGGTGGACGTTGGAATCACGGATGGATGGGCGGTGGCGCCGATCGACGCCAGCACCCACACGCGGACCAAGGGCGGGCAGGTGAACACGGTAGCCGGTGCCGTGTACCGCCGCCTGACCGCGACGCTGTCGGGCCGCGCGACGGCAGTGGTGCGCAAGGGCGGCCTGGCCGGAACGGACTGGGAGACGGTGGCAATGGCGATGGCTGCGCGCCAGCGTGCATGCGTGGTGCCGCAGTATCGCGACATTCAGACCAAGGTGTTCGATCCGGTTCTGGCCGCGCGCGCTGCCATGTATGGCCACGCCACCCAGCTGCCCTCTGCCGAGAACATCAGCCGGCAGTACTTCAGCGGATACCTGGAGTTTGAAGAAATTCCCGCCTAATTTGGCCGCGTTCGACGGTGATGCCAAACTCTCATTTCAACAAAGGAGGTTGCAAATGAGGAAGTTGGTAGTGCTGGCTCTGCTTTCAGCGCTGGTCAGTTGCGGAGGATCGGGGCCAAAGGTTTGGCGTGTAGTGGCGAAGCAGGGGGACTTCCACTTTGTGGAGATCGATGAGCGCTTCGCAGGAAATGCTGATGTCATCGGTCGTGCGGTAGCGGATGTGTGTAAGGAGAAGCGCTTCTGCTTTGTGGGTGTTTGGTCTTCCAAAGATCGGACCCCATCTGCACTGCCAATGAGTGACGATGCGGTGGCTACGCAGCTGGCGTCGTACCGACAGAACACTTCGACCGGACTGCAGAAGCTGATGCTGAAGTGCGGCAGATTTGCCGGTCAGGACGAGAGCACGTGCTTCTCCGACTGACGCGACTTCCGAGAATCTGATTGCTGCCCAGGCCTGTGCCGGGGGGATTAATCAAACAAGGCCCGCCATGTGCGGGCCTTTTTTTATGGACGGACCATGGCTCTCTACACCCTTACCGTTGACCTGCTCGCCGAAACCGGCAGTTTCGAGCGTGACCTGGGAAAAGCTGCGCGCGCGTCGGATCGATCTGCTCGAGCCATGCGGCAGATGCAGCGCGAGATGTCAGATAGCTTCGCCCAGGCTGCACGCGACGCCAAGTTGTCTGTCACCAGCATCGAAGTAAGCATGGCCACGCTGGCAAAGGGGTTCGGCGCGATCGGCGGCGGCGCGCTTCTCGGTAAGTTCATCACCGAAACCGTGAACGCTCAGAACGAGCTGGCCCAGTTGAATGCGGCCCTGAAATCCACCGGGCAGGCTGCCGGCTTCAACAGCAAGCAGCTGATCGACATGGCTGACAAGATGGCGAAGGCGACGGTCCATTCGTCGGGCGAGATTGTAAATGCACAGACGCGCTTGCTGTCTTACACCGGCATCGTGGGGGAGAACTTCCCGCGCGCGCTGCAGTTGGCGATTGATCAGTCCGTGCGATTGGGTGAGAACATCACTCAGTCTGCAGAGACCATTGGCAAGGCACTGGAGTACCCGGCAGAGGGTGTCTCAGCGCTGACGAAGCAAGGCTTCAAGTTCACCGCCCAGCAGAAGGACATGCTGGCGTCACTGGAGGCAGCTGGCCGACTCGGCGAGGCTCAGGCCATCGTAATGGGGGTGATGGAAGAGTCCTACGCGGGCGCCGGCAAGGCTGCGCGTGAGACGCTGGGCGGTGCCCTCAATGGCTTGAAAGAGTCATTTAACGATCTGCTCGGCAGCCAGGCGCAGAGCGGAGGCATCGCCGCGGCCACGGCGGCGGTCAACTCGTTTGCCCAGAACCTTAACGTCGTGGCAGCGGCCGCCGTTCCGCTCGGCGTCGGCTTGGGCGTGTTCTACGCCGGCGGAAAGCTGACGAAGGGAATTGCAGATCTAAACACGCTCTGGGCCACCAATGCAGTCGTGGCCAATCGGGCTTCGGTCGGCATGATGGGAATGGTCCCGGCGACCGTGCGCCTTACTGCAGCACAAACCGCCGCACGCGTCGCCGCACAAGGCTTGGCATCTGCCTACGCGGCTCTGGGAGGTCCAGTTGGGATCGCCGCCGCCCTTGCCACGGCAGCAGCGGGATGGTGGGTGATTCGCGACAGTACCAAGGATGCGGACAGCGCGCTGATTGACTTCAACGGCACGCTCGACGAAACGATTGCAAAGTATCGGGAGCTGAACAAGCAGGAGCAGGCCGGTGAGCTGTTGAAGCTCGATGCCCGCATCAGCGAGTCGTATAAGGACGTTGCGGCGTCAATTGGCCAGATGACCTCGGCTGCAGCTGCCTTTGCTGACGTCTCTAAGGCGGACGCATTCATCAAAGAGACGGACCGGCTGAAGGTCTCGCTGCGTGCCGGAAAGATCACTGCGGACGAGTTCTCCGAAGGACTTGAGGCCGCCTGGAAGGTAATGGCTGATGGGTCGCCAGCGGCCGCCGCAATCTCCAAGGCGCTTACTCAGCAGACTGCAGCTGCTGCAACCAGCAGCCGGGAGCTTGAGAGGCAGCGCGGGTTGATGGAAGCTCTCACAGGTGTTAGCGGTGAGGCCGAGAAGCAAACAGACGCAACCACCGCGGCGTTGAATCGCCAGGCAGTGGCTTCCAAAGCCGCTTCTGATGGGATCGACCAGCACCTGAAGTCCCTGCAGTCCAGCATCGATGGCCAGCTCGTCAACCTGGTGCGCCTGAAGCAAGGCGCCGAGGCGGCCTTCATGGTCGACGTTGGCCAGAAGATCAACGCCGCCGGCGGCGCGGACAAGCTGAGCGCGGAACAGCGCGCTGAGTACAACAAGCAGATCGCGCTGGGCTTGAATTTGATCCGCCAGACGGAGGTGGCGCAGAAGGCTGCTCAGGCCTCGAAGGCCGGCGACAAGGCGGCGATCAAAGAGCACAAGGCGGCGACCGAGGCGCTTGAGCGCTACCGGCAGCAGGCGGAACTGGCCGCAGCGGCGATGAATGGCCCGCTCGACGAGGCGATGGCCAAGCACCTGCAGAACATGGCCGAGTACAACGCCGCGCTGGCGAAGGGCAACATCGCCCAGGCCGACGCAAACGTGCTCATGGCCCAGAGCGCGATGGAATACGCCAAGGTGGCGGCGGAGGTGGATCGGGCCATTTCGAGTCCAGAGGCCCTGCTTGCGACCATGGACGGCGAGCTGGCCATGCTGGGCAAGATCGGGCGCGCGCGCGAGCTGTACCGCCGGCAGCTGCTCAATGAGCGCGACATGCGCCAGGAGCTGCAGAAGGCGGTGGAGGCCGCCGGTGGCAAGGAAGCGCTGGCGTTGGCCAAAGGCGCGGCGAGCTATGAAGAATACGAGCGGTCGATGCTGGCCGCGGCTGATGCTTCCGCGGCGCTGTCGCTGCAGGTGGAAGAGGCCGCGGCCAATGTCGAGGCGTGGGCCAACGTGGTGATCTACGGCGTCGGCGATGCCGCGGATGCCATGGCGGACTTCGTTGCCGGCGGGCTGCGCGACTTCAACGGCCTGTGGGATGACCTGAAGGACGTGGCAAAGCAGGGACTGCGCGACCTCGCGCGCCAGCTGCTGCAGCAGAAGCTGGTGATCCCGATTCAGACGCGGATCATGGAAGGCTTCAGCAACTGGGGCAGCCAAGGTGGCGGCTTCAGCAGGCAGAGCATCATGGGCATGTTCGGCGGGAACGGATCCGCTGCCGGTGGCCAGAACGTTGGGACGATCGCCGGGCTGTTGTCCAAGGGGCAGGGCCTTTTCAGTGCCGGATCTGCCGCGTCGGGTGGCGCCAGCGCCGGCAGCCTCATGGGATTCGGCAACAACGTAGCAGCACTCACTGGCGGCGGCGCCGCGGGTGGATCCGCAGCAGCTGGTGCTGGTGCTGCCGGCTCCTCCGCGGCGGCGGCGGTGCCGATCATCGGCTGGATCATCGCCGGCATGATGAAAAACGCGGAGCTGTTCGATCAGGGATGGGACATCGCCAACGGCGAAAGCTGGGCGGGCAAGATCGCCACGGCGGGCGCTGTCGGCCTGGCCGACAAGGGGTTCCGTGGACTGGGCCTCAACGACAAGACGGCATCAATCCTGTCCGGCTCCAGCATCCACGCAAAGCTGTTCGGCCGAAGCGCGCCCAAGATCACGGGGCAGGGCATCACCGGCAGCTATGGTTTCGATGGCTTTGCCGGCCAGAGCTATGCCGACGTAAAGGCCAAGGGCGGCCTGTTCCGCAGCGACAAGAAGTGGACCCAGTACACCGGCCTCGACCCCAATATTGATCGCACCTTCGACATGGCCGCGCGCCAGGTGCGCGGGGCGACGACGGACCTCGCCAAGCAGCTGGGTGTCGATTTGACGCAGCAGCTCGCCGGCGTCCGGGTGAGCCTGGGCAAGCTGACGCTATCGGCCGACTCGGCCGAGGCCAAGGCCCAGTTGGAGGCCTATCTGGGCGACATGACCGATCGCCTGTTCACCGAGGCGGTGCAGGCGGCCGGCTTCGGCAACCAGCTCGACGGCTACTACGAGTCGGCCGACGTGTTCTCCGCGCTGAGCGCATCCATCGCGCTGGCCGTGGGCAATGCCGACGAGCTGGGTCGGGCGCTCAACAGCATGGAGATCGAGAAGGTCAACAAGGCGGTGGACTACTTCCAGGACCTGGCCGGTGTTGCCGGCACGGATCTGGCCACCCAGATCGAGAAGGTCACCGGGCTGCTGGGCAACTACGCCACGCTTATGGCCGACGTGTCCACGCAGCTGCTCACCGGCAACCTGACGCAGTACCAGACCCAAGCGCTCACGATCGAGCGCACGTACCGCCAGCAGGTGAAGGCGGCCAACGACTACGCCAAGGCGCTGGGCTTGTCTGGTGCCCGGGCGGAAGACCTGGCCAAGATCGAGGCGCTGCGGGCGACCAACATGGGCAAGCTGCAGGCCCAGATCGACGCCGACAAGAAGGCCATGAAGTACGGGCTGTCGATCAGCGACCTGTCGCCTCTGACCGATCAGGAGAAGCTGCAGGAGACGATGCGTGAGCTGGAGCGCGCGGTGTCCGGCGGCGACAGCAACGCGGCGCAGGCGGCCGCACAGGCGGCCCTGGGCTTCGGGCGCAACCTGTTCGCCAGCGGCAAGGACTACAACAACCTGTACGGCCAAGTCACTGGGCTGATCGACAGCATGAAGGTGGGCGACCTCGACCTTGAGGACGGCACCAGCATGGGCAAGCTGGCTGACGTGATCGAGGCGCTGCCGGACAACTTCAGCCGGGCGGTGTTCGACCTGGTGGTCGATGGGAAGGGCCAGGCCGCGACGACGGCGGCCGTACAGCAGGGCAATGCCCTGCTGGCCGAACAGAACCAGGTGCTCCGCGACCTTCTGCGCGTCACCACGTCCGGCGTACGCACGAGCAACAGCGCGTCACTGCGCGAAGCGCTGAACTAAGGATCCCCAATGCAAGAACGGAAAATTACCCTGATCGATATCGGGGCGGGCGCGCTGCCGTCTGTCACTCCGGTAACGGCGCAGAACTCGTCATGGTTCCCGACGGTGTACGTGTCCCCAGAGACGCCGCCGGTGGACGGCGTGACGCCCGAGCCGGTGGCCGACGGCGTCCTGATCGAGTGGGACGCCGTCGATCAGGCCGGGGTGGTCTACATCATCGAGCGGGGCCCCAGCCAGAACGGGCCGTGGACGGAGATCCACCGCACCACCGAAACCCGCTACCTCTACAGCGATGGCAGTGGCCAGAAGTGGTTCTTCCGAATCACCGCGTCCGTGCGGGGGAAGCCGGGGCAGGGCACGGTGGTGGAGGCCACACCCGCGCCGACCACCGCCGAGTTGATCGCCGCCCAGCAGAAGCTGGACAAGGAAATCGTGGACCGCGCGCTGGCCGATACCAATGAGGCTGCGAGCCGCGTTCGCGATATCGCGCTGGTGAACGCCGGGCTGGTGCAGGAGGCGCAGACCCGCGTCACCCAGATCGGCCAGACCATGGACGCGGTCGCCGCCGAGAGCCAAACCCGCGCCACGCAGCTGCTCAACGAGAAGATGGAGCGCCAGGCTGCCATCACCGCGGTCAGCGAAACGCAGCAGAACGGATTCGATTCGCTCTCCCGCGCGCTGTCCGAGGTCGCCGCCGGCAGCGGCACGCAGTTCGACAGCAAGACGATCTGGCACTTCACGACCACGGTGGAAGGGTGGGGCAGCAACGGCGGAGCTCCGGCGCTCAATGATGGCTGGCTCCGCCCGACCAACAACAGCGCATCCTATGCACAATCGCCTGCGGCCCTGGGGATCGACGGCAACGCCTATCGCTTCATCAAGCTACGTATGCGCAGGACCGGCAATCCGGTCTGGCTTGGCCTGGTCCGCTGGACGACGGAGGCTGATCAGGCTTGGAATGACGGGAAGTCGACAACGATCGCGCCGCCGGCGTTCGATGCCGCCGGCGTAGCCACCGTGGACATCAGCGATATTCCATGGTCTGGCCCGTCGCCGATACGGCAGGTGCGTATCGCTCTCACCCGTGGCCAGACCGTCAACGACTATGTCGAGTACGACTACATCGCCGTCGGCCGGCCGGCCCCAGGCGCCAGCGTGGCGCTGGTTCAGGAGGAACGCCAAGCCCGGGTGACGGCGCTCGCAGCTGAAGCCAGCGAGCGCAACACGCTCGCTGTGCAGATGCGCGGCAACTACACCGGCAACGATCTGAGTCAGGCGCAGGGTTTCGTGGGGGATGAGCGTACCGCGCGTGTGGCGGCCGACAGTTCGCAGGTTCAACGCATCACGACGATGGAAGCCCGCATGCCTGCCGGCAGCGGCGGCCTCGCCACGATCGCATCGGTGACGAGCCTGCAGGATGCGATGGTAGCGGCGGACCAGGCCAACGCCCAAGCGACGACGGCCGTCAACAGCAAGCTCAACGGGCTTCGGATGAAAGGGGACAGCATCGTCCCCAATGGCAATTTCTCCGACAACTTCCTGTGGTGGGGGCTGGGCGGGAACAGCGGCGGGAATACTATTCTCCGCGACGCCTCCGCCGGTGATGGCGGCCCTGGTGTCACCATCACGCGCGCGATCGGCGGCACCGCACCGTTCATGGATGCCAATGACGGTCAGTTTTTCGCTGCTCGCGGCGGCACCCTGTATCGGGCGGTCGTTCGTATAAAGCTGCTCTCCGGCAACGGCAACACCCTGGTCAGGATCATTTACCGCAACGCTGCGAACGTTCAGAGCCAGCTCGACCGAACCGTTGTAGCGACAGCAACATGGACCGACTTCACCATTGATTTTCCTGCGCTGCCGGCGGACGCCATAAGGGCGCTACTTCGTGTGTACGTCCATCCGGCTGTGGGCACTGTCTCGTTTGATCGGATCGAGCTGTACGACGTCACCGACCAACTGGCAAACGAGCTGACAGCATCAGGCCTTCAGGCGCTGACAACGCGAACCAGCAGCATCGAAGGAACCCAGGCTGCGCAGGCAACGTTGATTGGCCAAGTGCAGTCCGGACTGGCTCAGACCAACGGCAATGTCACCGCCGCCCAGCAGGCTGCGCAGGCTGCAGCCGATGCCGCCGGGGCAAAAGGCAAGGTCATCTATGGGGCGGCGTTGCCCGCGGCTGCCGATCGCTTGCCGCAGAACCTGTGGATCGATTCCACTGGAAATTCCAATACGCCCAAGCGGTGGAACGGGACGGCGTGGGCTGCCGTGAGCGACAAGGTGGCTACGGATGCAGCCGCGGCTGCAGCGGCTGCGCAGCAGACCGCCAATGCGGCGCAGAGCCAAGCGAGTGCGAACGCCGGGGCGCTTAGCACTTTGGACACAAAGGTCACCCAGATCGGCAACACTGTAACCAGCCAAGGCACCGCGTTGACCAATGTCACCGCCAGCCTGCAGAACATCGGCGGCGACAATCTGCTGCTCGATAGCAGCTTCGAGAACAGCAACTCGCTAACGACACTCCTACCCTTCTGGCGGTCTTCCTCCAGCGGCGGTACGACAGTCGGATACTCGCCGAGCTCGCTCCCGGGATCTGCAAGGCACGTCAGCGTGTCGGCGACCTTGCAGGGCACGGGCCAGTATGTGGGTGTCGAGCCTGCACTTGGGTATCAACCCAAGATTGAATCAGGCCAGAGGTATGTTCTATCTGGGATGGTAAAGGGGACGCCCGGCGCAACGTGTCAGCTGATCGTTCAGTGTCGCAATAGCAGCGATGTGGTGACAGCGACGGTGACAAAGAACTTTCTACTGACAGAGAAGTTTGTCCGCGCAATCTCCGACCCCGTTCTCGCGCCGGCCGATACCGGTCAGTGCCGGACCATCTTCCGCATCATTGGTGGGCCATCGGCAGCTTTGCTGCAGCTCGATGTCGACAATGTGCAGTTCCAAATGGGTGAGGTCGCTACGCAATACATGCCAAGCGTGGCCGAAACTGCCGCCAGTGCTGCTCTCACTGCTGCGGCCGCGAATACGCTGACTGGCAAGGTAACGTCGATCGAAGGCACGCTCACCGCTCAGGGCCAGGCAATCACGACCGCTAATGCCGCGCTCGCTGCTACGCAGGCCGCTGGGCCGAACATTGTCATCGATGCAAGCTTTGAGGGGTACGCACCAGAGCAGATCATCCACACCCTTGCCGTGGGTGGGGAGTTCCGCGCCAAAGCAGGCAATGCAGGTAGCTCGTGCTTCGAGGGCACACGCGTCGGCTTGCTCCGTCGCACCGTTGCGCCATCCACCGGCAACACTGATGCGTACTTCGGACCCAGCATCTCAGTGGTGACGGGGCGGACTTACTTTATTGAGGCGGTGGTCCGCAATAACAGCTTCTTCTCAGGAGTGGCGCCCGGTGCGGCGGTCCTCCGATTCGGCCTCAGCGTGCTCACCAGCGGCAACGCCCGAGCATGGCATGCCGGTGTTGAAAATCGTCGTTTGGACTCGCTGAGCCAGTGGACACGCATCTCTGCCTACGTGACCGTGACCACCCCGAATGCGCGGTCGGCTCAGCTCTGGGTATCAATTCCGGGGTCGATGCCGGCGGGCGGGTTGACCGATCAGAACGTGGGCGTGTTGGTAGACACCGTCATCTGGCAGGACGTGACCGACGCGTATGGCGCGAAGACCACGGCCGATGCGGCCGCGACGGGCTTGTCGGCGCTGACCACGACCGTCACCCAGCAGGGCGGCCAGCTCACTGCCCTCGGGCAGCAGGTCAACCAGGTCGGCGCCAGTGTGGCAGGGAAGGCCGATGCTGCTGTGGTGCAGACACTTACCGCCAAGGTCGACGCATCCATAGCAGGCGGCGGCAACCTGCTCTCCAACACATTGTTCAAGGATGGGCGGCGTGGTTGGGGATGGTGGAACTCTGGCAATGGCACGTGGAACGAACTGGGGTTGGTCGCAGGGACGGAGTGGGCTCCGCCTGGCTTGGCTCATTTCGGTGGATTTGCACCCTCGAATCTTGCCTTGAACACCCAGTTCTGGGCCGGTGACGAACAGCCCGTGCCTGTCGTCGCTGGGAAGCGCTACTGCTTCTCCGCCTACATCAACTGCCACCGGGTGGGCTTGGCTCTCCTGATTTCCTTCAGGGATGCCAACGGCAACACGGTTGGCGAGCAGTATTCCGGGCCGGCCGATGCCACCAACATCCGCCCGCCCATGACGCTGGAAAGGCTGAAGCGCTTGAGCGCGTCCATGGTTGCGCCGGCCAGCGCCGTCTATGCGCGGGTCGGGTACTACCTCAGGGGCCTGGGCCTCAGCAACAACGAGGGCAACTACTTCTGGATCTTCCAGCCGATGCTGGAAGAGATGCGTGAGGGGCAGGCTGGCCCGTCCCCGTACTCGGCGGGCGGAGGCGAGACTCTGGCTGGCTATAGCCTCTACGTCACGGCCGACGGCTTGACCGGCGGGATGGTCACGAAGAACGACGGCAAAGTCGTCGACATGAAGATCTTGGCCAACGTCCTCCAGATCCTCAGCCCGAACCAGCCGGAAGGCATCGAGATGCGCGATGGCTACATCCGCGTATGGAAGGGGAACTCGCAGCGGATCATCGGCACCGGCTTTGGCGGCGGTGACCTGATGGACTACTTCGGGCCGAACGTGGGTGCCGGCGCCGCCAACAAGATGAATGCCACGATGTGGATGGATGTCAACGGCAACGCCTACTGGGGCGGTTCGCTGTCGGCAGGTATTTGGAAGAACGCCAATCGCACCAGCAGCACCGCTGCAAATCCGTACGTCGAGGTCGGTCCTTTCGCGGCGCACGGTAAACAGCGGGTGGTGGTGGCATCGTTCAGCACGTTCTCTCCGACCTACACCACCTGGTATGACGGAAGATCCTCGAGCAACGAGCCGCCGCCGCCAGCAATCGCTTCCAGCACCGTTCTACGTCTGCGTCGAAACGTGGGTGCTGGTCTGGAGTTGGTTTCCCAGCAAGCTTTCCCCGCGTCCGCCGTATTGGTCAACCTCACCTATCACGATCGTGACGCTGGTATCCGGGAATTGCCCAACGGTGGGTGGCAGCAGGAGTACTACTTCGCCTGCAGCGGTTCCTTCACCGCTACCGAGCCGGGATCTACCTTCCAGAACTTCATCTACGAGGGCGCGATCACCACGCAGGCGATCCCGCAGATCGTGAGCCAGACCATCGCAGTGGTCAGTACCGAAGAGCCATAGACCGCACCGCTGCCTCGTACCAATCGCTGACGCGGCGGCCAGCGTTCCTAGCCGCCGCACTACCAGGAGAGAACTATGAAATTTCGTGCAAAGCTGCAGATGGAAATGAAGACGGCAGACCAGCGCGGCGTCGTTACGCTGAGCTTCGTTCCGCTCGATGCGGGTGTGCCGCAGATGACGCTATCGGTGTCGCCAGCGGCTGCGGCCGGCATGGAGGTCGGTCGGATCTACAGCTTCACCGCGGAGGTCGAGCCCGAAGACGAGGTCGCCTGACGCGTCAGGCAACCTGGTCCAACAGGGCCGGTTGGTTGTTGCGCGGCATGTTCACAACCCGCCTGACGCCTTATGCCTCCATGGAAGGAGGCTAGCTGGCCAGCAGCATCGCTATCGCACGGCTTTCGCCACCTGTTGCCAAGACCGGCAGGAGGATCGGCTGCCGCGTCAAATTGTTGACGGAAGTTAGCTCCGATACATCAATATGCGTCGAAGCTCGCCTATTCTCGACCGGTGCTTAACGAAAGAATGGACGAGATGCGGATGCATGTTGCGCGTTACAAATATGCCTACGACAAGATTCGGGCTTGGCACGTGGGTAAGGGGAAAGCCGCATTTCTTGCTGTGAGGTACGCAGTCACTGGAGACAGCGGCCGTTTTAGGTCGCATGGTGGATGGCGCGTTTCACACCTGCGAATCGCGGCACCCGGCGAAAGCCCTGGAAGTTCATCCGGTTATGAGACCAACGACGATCCCTGAGTCGAAACTTTGACGTCCAGTCGTATCGCAGGTGAGAAATGGTGATGTAGGTCTCGGTTTTCCAATTGACCCGGGACTTACATTTTCACTCGTGTGCAGGGGGGGGGCACAGCCATTTCGTTTTTTGAAGCGTAGTTGCCGCCACGAGGCGCCCCCATGAACTTGCTGATCAATTTGCTGGAACTTGCATTGCTGTTTGCTTGCTTTTTGGGTCTTGCCGGCTTGGCCGAGCGCGCTTGGAGGCGACACAGGAAAAGGACGACGACACGCCTTTCGGATCGCGACATCGCGAAGGAGACCGATGGCAACTCGATCAAATGATGCATGTTTCACGGTAGAGCTCGCCGTTGATGGATATAGCTATTCCGCAGAGCTCTGGCGCAGCAGCCAAGCTGATTGGACGCTGCTTTCACTCAAGGTCGGGGACGTTGTGGCTGAGCAAGTCAATTGGCGGGCGTCGTCATGCCTAGATGCATTGACCGCCGCAGAAGCTCTGGCCAAGCAGATCGTCGCCACCAATAGGGCGACGTCGAAAGCTCCCGCGTAGCCCGCTCTGTGAACAGCTCGTCTCGTTGCTCGGCGTCACACGCTGCTCTGGACACTTTTGGTCCAAGTAGCCGGGGTGGCAATTCCGGGAGGGTGGAGACCACAGCTCGCTGGCCAGCAGCATTGCCACGGTATCAGCGCCCTAGTGGCTCAGGTGGTCGGCGTCCGTGGGTGCCGGACGAGACCCGCTGCCAACGCGGTCAATGAACTCAGAAAATCTAGCCAGGCTGACGGCCTGACGATTCTCACAATGCGGGCAGGCGAGAACGGCTCCTCCCGCAATGGCAATCAGGCTCTGGCCAGGCAAGGCATCAAACGACCAGCCGCACGGCAGGCATCGGCACTGAACGCTCGTTACTTCAAGGAGCCGCCCAGCCTCGTCTTCCTGGCCAGCGACGTCAACGAGATAGAACTGTCCGGTGTTGGGCATGGGCCTCTGTGGTTGGCGACGGGGCCGGGGTGCCTCGAACGTGAATCATAGCCGTCCGCTTGTTAAGGTTCGGCAGATTTCGTCGCTCACGGATCCTTGAGCGGGCCGTGGTGTAATCCGGAAATGTGCTACTCCGCTCAAATCAAGGCCGACTACCACAAGCTCGTGCGCGAGTTCGGCGCGGTCGTGTCTATGGACGAGTTCGCGGCGCTGTATGCCCACGATCCCGGCAAGAAGCGGCCAAAGACGCCGAAGGCCATGGATAATGCGTTTGCCGCGGGCAAGACCCCTGCCGAGCGTTCGGTGTGGGCGGAGATCCAGGACTGGAACGCCCGGGGTGCCACTGCCTTCGAGCAGGAGCTGTTTACCCAGAAGACCCGCTTGGTCAACGCAGAGCGCGCGCTGCAGACCAAGGTCACGAAGAAGGCCGAGAACGACGTGCGGGTGGCTACCAACAAGATCGCCCGGGCCCAGGGCAAGCTGGCCGACCTTCGGCGCACCGACCACGTGGCAAGAGACTCGCGGATTTTTCCCGGCGTGTACGGCACCGTGATCGTGTCGGAAGGCGGCAAGCGAGTGGTGAAGCCCATGCGCTACCAGTGCCGGCTGGCCGGCAAGCCAGCGAGCTACGACCAGCGCTACCCCGGCACCTACAACGCCAGGCGCGACAGCCTGGAGGGCTTCTGGCGGCCGGCCTTCGGGTACACGCACGCGCTCATGGTGGTGGACACCTTCTACGAGAACGTGGAGGGGCCGGACGGCGGCAATCAGGTAGTGCAGTTCACGCCCAGCACGGGTGAACCGATGCTGGTGGCCTGCCTGTGGTCGCACTGGGTGGATCCGGCCGGCAAGGAACCCGATCTGCTGTCCTTCGCCGCCATTACCGATGACCCGGAACCCGAGGTCGCCGCAGCTGGTCACGATCGGACGATCATCAACATCAAGCCCGAGCATGTCGATGCCTGGCTCAATCCTGAGCCGTCCGACCTGGCCTCGCTGTACGCCATCTTCGACGACAAGCGGCATCCGTTCTACGAGCACAGATTTGCTGCATAAACTACATTATCTCTGCGCGAGTTTTGGCCTTGACTGCGCACGCAGTTTCGACAGGTCCGGGCCGTTCGTCGGGCGCCAGTCCGGTCGAAGCCTTGCGCTGCAAGGGATTCAAAAAATTCACTACATATTGTGTTGACGACCATCGGTACCCCTACTACTTTATTCACGTCGGTTCGGCGACCACAAGTCAACGGGTCTGACAACGCACAGCAAGAACCCCGATAAGCCTGGCAGCCTCGGGGTTCTTGTTGAAACAATTGAAGCAAATGATTTACATCGAACCGTTATAGGGGTTCTGGGTTCAATGGACTTCGAAATACATTGAACTTGGCAAGTAGGGTATATCTCGATAGGTATACCGTCAATGACGTTGAACCTGTGACGGCTAGATGCTCTACACGAGATCTACCAATGATGGACAACACTGATAGTAGTACTTCTACCGACCTTCAGCTCACGGTGCTGAAGCTCGTCTCAAAGGCCGAACTCGCTAAGCATTTTGGCATTGAGGGCAACCAGCTCCTGCTTTCCGCCAATGCAGAGATGAAGGCTGATACGGGTACTGATGTGCTCCGGGCTCTCGGGTTGCAGGCTCTCCAAGCACAGGATGGGGAGCGCTTCTTCACCCCCACCCAGCTTGGGCGCCCATTGGGCCTCAGCGCAAGGCGAATCAACGCCATTCTCGCTGAACAGGGGTTTCAGGAAAGGACGGAGGCCGGGTGGCAAGCTCTCCCGAAGGGAAAGCCTTTCGCTGTGCTCTGTGACGTGAACAAGCGCCAGGGTGGCCGCACGACGGTCCAGCAGCTGAAGTGGAAACAGGGGGTGATGAGCTACCTGCAACTCCGTCGAGCATGACTTTATGAGCGGCCCGCGCTGCGGGCCGCTCTTGCATGATCAGCAGCGGACCCGCGGCAAATCGTTCAATGAGGTCGTGAAGTTCGGCGAGAGCATGTGCTGCCGCATGCCCCATACAGGCTTTGTCTTCCATCCAGACGCGCCGAGCCCGGCCATCCCGCGCCCGAACTTCCTATTGATCTGGTCGAGGGTCGCCATCAGCGCATCGTTTCCAGCAACGGCCGGAGTGAACAGGTCGGACTGCAGGTCGTGGGGCTTGGCTAAGTCCAGCAACGCAACGCCGGCCTTCTTGTAGCCGATCCCGTCTTTGAGCAGGCCGCGGAGCAACTGCCTCACGGTCCCAAGCACGAGGGTTGTATCCGACGTCGCCGCCGGCAGCACTACCGATCGCGTCGCGTTGTGCTGGGGCAACTCGGGCCTGAAGGTGTCGGAATGGGCAAATACCCATAGACCGGATGCCACCAGCCCACGGGTACGCAGCTTTTCGCAGGCCCGGATCGCAAAGGTGGCCAGCGCGTTGGCAATCGCCTCGTGGTCGGCAACCCGATCCGCGAAGGAGCGGCTCACCATGATCTGTTGCCGGTCTGGTTCTACTTCCTCCAGCCCCATACATGCATGTCCCTGCAGCTCGCGCTGGGTCCGCGCGAGGGTCACCCCGAAGGTGGCAAGGATGTCGTCGGGCGGCGCGTCGCGCAGGCCCGCGGCGGTCGTTATACCCATGTGTATCAGCTTGGGCGCCATGCGCCGCCCGACGCCCCACAGATCTTCTACGGGAAATCGGCGTAGCAGCTCGTCCCGCTTCAATGGGTCAGCCAGGTCGACAACGCCATCTGTCGACTTCGCTGCCTTGTTCGCCAGCTTGGCCAGGGTCTTCGTCGGGCCGATGCCGATGCAGTTCGGTATGCCCGTCCAGCTGTGCACCCGTGTGCGCAGCTCCTGCGCGAAGGCCTCCCGGCGGGGCACGCCTGTGAGGTCGATGAAGCTCTCATCGATGCTGTACACCTCCACGCGCGGCGCTGCCTCCCGCAGGATGGAAACTACCCGAGCGCTCATGTCGCCGTAGAGGCCGAAGTTCGCCGATCGCATCTGCAGGCCGTGCCGCCGGACCAGATGCTTCAGCTCGTGGGCCGGCTGCCCCATCTTGATGCCCAAGGCTTTGGCTTCGGCCGAGCGTGCGATCGCGCAGCCGTCGTTGTTGCTCAGTACCACCAGCGGCACGCCGCGCAGCGCCGGCTGGAACACCCGCTCGCAGCTAGCGTAGAAGTTGTTGCCGTCAACGAGCCCGAACATGGCCGCTCCGGCGCTTGATCTGGCGCACGACCCCCACGACGGCGAACACCTCAACCTCAGTGGGCTGCTCGAGCACGATCGGAGGGAAATCGGGGTTGGCCGAATGCAGCTCCATGTGGTTCTCGAACAGCTGCAGCACCTTACAGGTGGGCTGGTTCCCGTCCCAGATGGCAATGACCAGGTCACCGGCCTGCGGAGTGACCGACCGGTCCACCACCAGGATGTCCCCGTCGCTGACGCCGGCGCCACTCATGGACCAGCCATCGGCGCGGTAGAGAAAGGTGGCGGCCGGGTTGCGCACCAGCAGGCGATGCAGGTCGATGGCCTCGTCCATGAAGTCGTCGGCCGGCGATGGGAAGCCCAGTCGGGCGCGCGCTGCAGCCAGCGGCACGAACTGGGCCGGGCCGTCTATCAGGGCAGGGCCCACGAGCAGGGCCAGGGTATGGGGGTAGGGGAGGGACTGCATGGGCGTACTCTGCGAGCGACATGTCTCAGAATTCGAGACGGCCCGCATGTTAGTACAATTACTAATAGGACTCCCAAGCATCGCGCGGTCACCAGTGCTCGCCGCAACCCGTCGATGCAACTGAAACGTCGCTCGGGTTCAACGCAAATCAGGCCCCGAGTAGCACAAAAGCCCCGTCTTTCAACGGGGCTCTTGGAAATTTGAACGATTCAGCTTAAGTCTTGGCAGGAGCCTTCTTGATCGCTCCTGCTACAACTAGGCGACCGTTACGGACCTGAATCTCGTAGGTCTTTACCCGCCCTGTCGAGACGCTAGCCGAAGCCTTATCACGGATTGCACCAGTTCTTTCGTCCGCACGCGCGGACCGAACTTTCTTCTCGCTGAAGGTTTGAGATCCGCTGTTCATTGCAAGACTAGAAATCATGGCTGTATCCCGTGTGGAGGTGCTGGAGCTTGGGTTCGTTCAGGGGCGTAAAGCCTTCACCTCGCTTCAAGACCCCAATGTGCGTTCGGCCACCAACGGTAGGGATCCCGCGGGCGAATCGTTGCATGCCTGATTGGGTATTGACAAGCAATTCCACCAACTCAACTGCGTATTGCGTGGACAGGTTCCCAAAATCAATGTCAGCCTGGTGTGCATCCCAAGGCAACGTAGGTTCAATCTGTTCAGTTACGTCAAAGTTGAGGTCGGAGGGCAGTGTGACCCCGGCTGTCGCAAGGGCTTCTGAGACCTCCCCAAGCACTGCGTCCCGTTGGGCGGAAAGGGCCTCAGCAATTTGGCGGGTTGCGGTATAGACAACGTTAGCGTCAACACCCCTGGTCAGCCGTTCAACGTAATTGGCCATCCCGCCCCAGCAGATGCCGGTGTGTTCACCTGCCCCAAATTCCTCAGCGACGCGCCCTTGTTGAACGTCGATTCGAAACACCTGTAGCCGATCCGGAGTTCCACCATACCCAGCCAATATGAACTGTACGGTTGGCATGAACTGCCGCTGGGCTTCGGGATATCCAGCAAACTGCGCATCCCATTTTTCCCTGAAATATCGGAAAAACGCATCAGCAACTTCTGCAACAGACTCGTAGCTGACAGCCTTGCTCAAGTGCTTGAAGCGTTTGACATGTTCCGCAATTGTCACGCCTTGCAGGATTGCCAATCCTGCGGTAACCGCAGCGACCGACATACCATCTTTATCTTCTGTCTCATAAACGCAGAACATCTTTCGTACACCGCCAAACACGGTGGTTGCGACCTGAGTGACTTTGTCACCTGTGAGAGAAATGGTGAAATTGCCGTTGGCATCAGTGATCAAGTTGCCATCTGCATCGAGGGCAAAATCGTGGTTGAATGGGAAAATCACGCTATCCATCATGCTTGACAGACTGTCGCATCCGAGTACGACGCTATCGTAAGTCGCAAGTGCAATATTGATTGTCAAAGCGCCCTCCATGGGCTCTACCATTTCTACATCGGCAAGATGCAACTTCTGTGCCGCCCCCTGAGCCTGTAGAACGGCTCGGTCAGGATAGTACCTTCACGTTGAAGCCCTCGCTAGGACTGGGGACCTATCTGTCGCCTCCTGTGCGACCCGCTCATGGAAGGATGGATTCATGAGTAAATGGGAGAACTATCAAATGTGGCTGTCAACACGGGCGGAGGCGTGCCTGAACCGTGCTGCGAGTCTAGAAGGAGACACGTCAGGAAATTGGCAGGCCCAGTCGAGACGGCGGGCCGCTGCACGGCGTTTGAGAGTGCATGCCAGCAGCGATCAGCGCGCCGTCAGACGGCTGGCAGGCCTGGATGTGCCGGATGACCTCCCGTTCTAACGGCGCAGGCCGTTTCGCATCGGCAACACCGTTGCACCTGCACCGGTGAGTAGTTCGAACAGTGCCTCGACAGCGGCGCGCTTCTCTGCGGCGTACTCGAAGAAGTTGTAATGCCGCTTCTGGACGCCGCTCAGGCCGTGGGACTGGAGGTGGCCACGGATTTCTTCGGACATTCCCAGCGCGGCCAGGCGCGTCTCTACCGTGCGGCGCAGGTCACCCGGCGTGCACGGCGATGCCAGCTCACCTGCGGCCACCATGTTTGCCACGACCGGGTCCATGATTCCTCGCAGCTCGTCATAGGTGGCGGGCGTCTTCCCGGCTGTGAGCGAGAACAGGTGTGGCCCGTCACCATCGCCGCGCAGGGTGGCGAGATCCATAGCCATCCGTGGGAGCAAGGGCACCAGATGCACGCGGGGGAGCCGGCGCCGGCCTTTGATGTCGAGCAGGCGAACGGACGCGGTACCGGTGTCGGCGTCGTGAGCGTGATCTGACCACTGCAACCGGATCAACTGCGCGATGCGCTGGCCGCCGGTCAGCAGGTGGAAGCGCAGGAGCGCGCCCTGCCGTCCGGTTATGGCCTCGATCCTGCGCCAGTACGCGCGAAGCTCCGCCACCGAAAGCACCCGGTCGCGCGGCTGTCCGCTGTCCAGGGTCGCAAGGTCGCGCGCAGGATTCCTGGACACGTTGAGCGCGCGCAGTGCGTCAGGAGCGGCGGCATCCTGCTTTGCCGCGATCGCCGCCGCATAGGCCGCGCGCAGGTACGAACGGATCTTGCCGCCCTCGCGCAGCTTCTTGCCGCGCACCATGCGGGACAGGATTGGGAGCAGATCATCCAACTCGAGCTCAGAAGCTGGGCGCGCCCACAGGGCCGGCCACGGTTCTTCGATGTGGCGCCTGATGGCTGCGCGGGTGGCTGCGGCGGAGACCTTGCCGGCATCCTCCAAGCTCTGGGCGTAGGCCATCATCAGCGCGCCCAGGGTTGCTCCGGAGCGGCGCGTCGACTCGGCCAAGGCGTCGGCCTTCGCGCGTTCTGCTGCAGCTGCCTCGGCCTCGATCGCGTCGCGCAGATCGCGTTCGCCGGCTTGATACCGGCGGGACAACGCCGCCGCTGACTCGCGTGCCGCGGTCAGTGCCAGACCGGTGCCGATCAGCAGGCGGTCCCGCTGGCCGTTCGCCTTGGTGTATCGGTAGTAGAACCGCAGCTGGCCGCCTGCCAGCTTGCGAACGTCCAGGCAGCCCGCTCCGCGCGGCGCCGGATCGGAGGCCCATTCGCCCGCCGGCAGAGCGGCGAGCCCCTTCGCTGTAAGCATTCCCTTCATTGCGCCCAT